CACCCGGTCAGGCAGAGAGCGATGACCAGGAGCGAGCGCACGGCTTACTTGCCCTTGAGGGCGTCGAGGGCTTGGCGGCCTTTGGCTTCGAGCGTGTCGGCCTTGGCCTTGTGCTTACGGAAGACGAGGGCACCGGCGACGAAACCGATCAGGAGGGCGATGAGGTGGGTAATCATGGGATGAGTTCGACTTTGACGAGGGGGCCGAGGTCGGCGGGGGTCTGCGGGGTGTCGAAGGTGACGAGGGCATACGAAGAACAGCCTTCAGCGGGTTCTCCGTCCATCTCTGGGAAAACGGATTTTAGCAGGGCGTAAGGGTCAGCGATAGAAACGCCTGACATGGTGACTTTGTAGGTTATGCTCATAGATTATCCTTCGATGTATAGCCAGCCGCCAGTCGCCTCAATGATACCGCGGACGGTTGGAGCGGTAGCGGCCTCGACTTGTTCGCGATAAGAGGATGCGTTGGCAGTTCCTAGCCCAATAGGACCAGATGAAGTGGTTGCGACCTCAGCGCCGTCAATGTAAAGGGTGACGTTACCAGCTCCGTCCGAATAGATCTGCCAGTCGATGGTGCGTCCGTCTGACTGGGTGATACTGGAGGCGACATTGGTAAGAGTCGTTCCGTTGTGGACGGTCAGGTTGAAGAATGAAGATGTCCCGCCCTGCTTTCTCCAGCCGATACCTTTACTCGTCATATCTCCTGTCGTTTGTGATCCGTACCCTCCGAGGGTTACTCGGGTATAGGTATTAGAGTCGCCGTTATAGTTTGTTCCGCCAACAGTGCCTCCGCACATACATTTGCCAGACAGCCAGATTTTCTTTGAGAAATCGATTTGGTTATTTGAAGAGCGGCTCATGTTAACCGAGTTCACACCAGGAAGACCGTAAGTGAAGTTTGCACGGCCAGTCGCAAGGCTTCCAAGATACATTTCACGCTGACCAAAGTTTACAGCTCCAGATGTAACCGTCCCTGATCCAGAAATTGCGGTGTAGAAAATATGTGCAAGCGAACGAAGTTCTGGGCGAGTGACGGCAGCAGGAATGAGCGAAGGCGAAAGCGCCGTGGTTGTCGATGTTCCGACGATGGTCTGAGCGTTCGTAGAAAAAGCCGGGACCGCCGCCGTGACGAACGCCGTGGTGGCGACCGCCGTGGTGTTGTTGCCCGGAGACTGCGTCGTGGCGATCGTGCCAGTCGGTAGGGTCGGGGTTCCCGTGAAGGTCGGGGAGTTTAGCGCGGCCCTGCTGGTATCCGTCGGGTGAACGTGGTCAGCCCTGGCATAGCGTAGGGAAGTACCGACGGCAGCCGTACCATCGACGAGGGGGGTTGCAGCGGCGGCCTGTGCGACAACGTAAGCGGTCGTGGCAATCTGGGTCGTGTTCGTATCGACAGCGGCGGTCGTCGAGAGAGGCGTGCCGGTGAAGGTCGGGCTGGCCAAGGCGGCGCGGGAATTGTCGGTCGGGTGGACGTGATCCTGACGGGCGTAGCGGAGGGACGTGCCGACTGCGGCAGTGCCGTTGACCAGGGGCGTGGCCGAGCCAGCCTGACCGACGACGAAGGCCGTGGTGGCTAAGGCCGTGCTGTTCGTATCAGCCGCAGGGGTGGTCGCCGTTGCGTTGCCGCCTAGGGCGATGCTGGTGGACCCATTCAATAAGATGCTGGATGTGCCAGTGGTCGAGCCCAGGCTGATGGTAGTGGTCGAACCAGCCGCGCCATTGGTGCCGATGTTGATCGCCTTTGCGAGTCCAGTAGTGGTCGCACCTGTGGCGATGTTGGTCGTCGTGGCGGCGGTGTTGTTGTTGATGGTCTGGGTGCCTCCGGTGGTCGTGAACACTCCGTTGACCGTGACGTTACATCCAGCACCAGCTACGGAGGAACCGATGATGACGTTGGTCGTGCTGCCAGAGGCTCCAGCCGTGCCGATATTGACAGCCTTGGTCGTGGCCGTGAGGGTCGCACCTGTGGCGATGTTGACCGTCGAGGCCGCCGTCGTGTTGCCGAAGGTCAGCGTTGGGCCGGTGAAGGTGTTGTTACCGGAGAATGACTGACCATCCGAGAGGGTGGCGAACTGACGCGTTCCTGCGTTGATGCGGGCGAACAGGCCAGCGGTGGTCGTCCAGATGTCGCCGTTGACAGGGGAGGTCGGTGCCACGCCGTGGGCGACGTTTAGGCCAGCCGAGGCCGTTGTTGCGGCAACAGTGTTAACCTTCCCCAAGGCATCGACAAAGGTAAAGGTCGTGTCGCCTGCAACGTCATTCAAGCGCAGGATGTCACCCGCTCCGTCTTGCGTGATGGTCAGCGCAGCCGTAGCCGAGTTCGTCGTGATCGTGACGTTCCCAGTCAGGGCGGAGTCGGCAGAGTTGGCTTTGCCGGTGATGTCAGCCGCGACGAGGAACGCCGAGGGGTTCCCGCTGAGAGGATAGTAGGTCGTCGCCGCGTCAGCCGTAGTCAGGTACGACGACATTCCCGCCAGCGTCTGGTAAGTCGCCGCCGCGTTGGAGATAGTCTCGTAAGGGCTGAGGTCAATCGACAGGTCGCCAGAGGTGACCGTGAAAGGAGCCGAGACCGAGGTGATATACGGAGAGCCACCAGTGACCGTCCAAGCGCCGTTGTTCCGGCCATAGGTCGAACCATCCGAAGGGGCGTCACTGATGAAGCCAGAGGGGTTGGTCTGGAGGTAGTAGGTCGTCGAAGCGTCAAAAGTAGTCAGGTACGATGACATTCCCGACAGAGTCTGGTAGGTGCTGGCCGCCGTGGTCGCAGCGAGTTTCAGGTTGAGCGCGTTCTGTAAATCAGTCTGCGTCGAGAGAGTCCCGGTGATGGCTCCCCAGGCTACGGAGGTCGCAGGAGTGACGCCGCCCACGTTGACCACCCAAGCCGCGTAGGTTCCCGACCCGGTGTGGTGATTGATGTCAACGGTCAGGACGCCAGTGCCAGAGTTATACGTCAGCACCTCGCCGTGCATATGGTTCGACGCGTCGTAAGAAATCGTAATGTTCTGGGTCGGCGTGTACGAGAGGCCTGTGCCGATCGTGAAGGTCTTGTTGCCGTTGCTGACAGTGTTGCTCGTCGTCGAGGTCGTCAGGTAGCGGTCGCCGGAGATGACCACATCCCAAGCCGCGTTCTTTCGGGCGTACTGCGATCCGTCCGAAGGGGCGTCGTTGACCACGGCCAGGGAGCCGAGGCCGGAGATGTCGGTATTCGATAGGGTGATGGCTCCGGTGCGTCCTGCGACCGAGGTGACAGGGGCCGAGGTCAGGAACCCGCTGGGGTTGCCCGACAGCGGATAAAACGAAGCGGTGGCCGTGGCCGACGTGATGTATGGCGTCAGCGCCGCGCTGGTGATGTAGCCTTGCGAGGTGACCCAAGACTCGGTCGCGTATCCTGATAGGCTGGCTGACGTCAGGAAGCCCGAGGGGTTGCCAGTTAGGGGATAGAATCCAGCGGTCACCCAAGACTCGGTAGCGTAGCCTGTCAGGATGCTGGCCCCAGGGTATTTGACCGTCTGCTTACCGTCGGCAAAAGTGATGCCGTCCCATTGAATTGAAATCTGGTTGCCGCCCACGCCGCCGCCACTGACCACCACGCCATCAGGGGTAACCTGCGAGTAGGTGCTACCAGAGCCGCTGGCAATCGTTTGAAAGCGTGAGCCGTTATAGGATAAGATGTCCCCGGTGATCGTGCCGCCAGCCAGAGGCAGGTAGGCAGAGAGGTTGACCGAGAGGTTTCCAGAGGCAACGGCCAGCGGAGCCGTGACGCTCGTGATGTAGTCGGCAGGAAGGGTCAGCCAGCCAGTGTCGTAGGAGGTTGAGGAAAGTTTCTGAAGAACCTGCCCAGCGCTGCCGCCGGCCGCCACGCCTTGACCAGGAGCGCCGGGGACGCCTTGGACGCCTTGGATGCCCTGCACGCCTTGCGGGCCTTGGGGTCCGGGGACTCCGACCGAGCCGTTGACCGTGCCGGTGATGGCCGTAATCGTGCCGGCGATGGTAGACTGATCCGCGGCGAATGTGCCGGAGATGGTCCCGAAGGTGCTCTCCGAGGAAGTGATCGTCGCGTCAGGCATGGTCGGCGCTTAGACGGTGACGCTGTCGATGACGTTGACGCGGAAGATTTCGGTGCGGCTGATGGTATCCCCTGGGAAGACGAACTTGATGTCCCATCGGCCAAGGCCCACAAGCCAGTCGGCCGTAGAGCCTGCGTATTGAACCGTAAAAGATAGGCCGTCGCCGGCGGTGGTGACCGTGAGGGGGTAGACCTTGCCAGAGCGGTCCATGAAGTCGGACGTCAGGGTCGTGCCGAGCAGGTTGGCAGGGCCGGAAGCCCCGGGCGTCCAGGCGAAGGTGCAGGCGAACGTATTGCCCTGCGAGATGGTTACGGTGTTAGAGCAGCTCATCGGGTCTTAAACCTGCGGGGATTGGCAAGGGGGGTCAGACTGGCATCTGGACCCAGTTCACCGTGAAAGGGACTGGGGGGTATTCGGTCGGAGGGCCGTATGCGAGATACTGGCCGGTGCCGACGAAGACTGGAACCCCTCCGTAGACGTTGCTAAGGATGCTGCTGTCTTGGTTCTCAGGGAACATGGATTCAGCCACTGGAACGGTCGCGGTAATCTCATCCCATGTAGTGTCATTGACGTAGGGGATAGGCCAGAAGCGGCAGGTCACATTGACCAGTGCGCCGACGAGAGCGGCCTTGGTCGTGTTGTAATCATAGCCTAGCACGTTATGGAATCCGGGAGGGTCGAAAGGGTTCGTGTAGTTCGTGCCCTGGTATACGCCGACGTACTGGCCGATGCCGAATCCGATGGTCAGTCTTGTGATTACCTTCGCGTACAGTTGGTCGGGGTTTGGATCGGGGGGAGTCCAGTCCGGGTCGTAAGCCGCATTGACGCCGACGGGGAGGTTCCAGCCGTAGCTCACGCCGATGCCTTGCTTGAACTGGAAGGACTTCAGGAGCGGCAAATGATTGCCGTCCACGTCATAGGACTTGGGGTAGCCGGTATTGTGTTCGGCTGAGAAGTTATTGTCGGGCAGCGCAAGGCCAGTCCCCGGCCAGATAGGCGAACGCAGATAAGCCCAAGTGCGCTCGGTCTCGTCGCCGATAAGATTAGCGCGGAGAAGGTTTGGCTCAGGAGCGGCCATCAGACGCGGGCGTAATAATAGTAGGACTTCATGGTCTCGCCGGCGCCGATTTGGATGCGGTCGCCCCATAGCGAGCCGGTGATGTATTGGTCGACCTGATAGACCTCAGCGCTCAAGGCCGTGACCTTGGCAATCTTCACATAGGCGAGCTCATTGGTGTCGTCAGGGAACGCGGCGCCTGTGCTGTAGATGCGAGGGTAGGGGTCGTCCTCGGCGCTCGTCGGCGTGGTCGCCGGGAAGACCTTGGTCGTCGCGTCAGGGCCGGAACGAAGATAGATGAAGCAGGTGCTTGTGCCGCCGAAGTCGAGGACGAGCTTATAATCTTCAGGCAGCGCGTCGAGGTACTGCCACGCCTCGGAGGTCGTGTCGTACACCCCAGGCATCAGGTTGTTGATGACGCCCGGGCAAATCTCGTAGGTCACATAGGAACCGCCTTCGCCTGTGTTGTATTTGACGTCGTGGACCAGGAACGGAGAGCAGACGAACGAGTCCTGATATAACGGCCAAGGCGCCCAAGGCGTCTGGATCGAGAAGTTCGTGCCCTGGCTAGAGGCCGTGAAGGTGTAGCCTGTTCCGGGTTGGATGCTCATCGCTTAGATATTGACGTAAACGTCAGGCGGCCAGCCTTCCTTCGAGTAGCGGATTTCGTACATGACCTTGAAAAGCAGGCCGTACTCTTCGACGTTGATTTGTGATAGGAGATTCTGGTTGCCGTGGATACCAGAACCAGTCGGGCCCCATGATGGGATGAGTGGGAAGGAAGCACCCCATTGGTTTGTCGAAGTCGCGGTGCCTAGAAGAAGATAAAGAGCCTGAACAAAAGAGGCGTCGCTGTAATAGCAGATTCCCGAGTAAGTCGTCGTTCGGGAAAGGTACTGGGTCTTTCCGTAGAGCTCAGGATACTCCGGGTCGACGAAGCCGATGAAGCGGCCGCCGGCACCAGTCTCGAAGCAGGCCCCGTTAAAGCCTTCGCAAGATGGAACGACGACAGGCTTTCCGGTCGTCGCGCTGATCACGCTGACAGGCGGCCCGAGGGTAGAGTCGTCGTAAGCGCCGCCGAAGTCCGAAGGCAGGCCAGCCAGGGGGCCGGGACTGTATCCAGCAGCCGAGGTGAAGAAGTTGGGGTGGGTCGTGATGTTCTCGGCGGTCAGGCCGTTAGCCACGGAGGTGTTGGCGTTGGTTCGGATTCCTCCGTTAATCGCCGGGTCGATACCGACGTAATCTACCTTGATGGTCTTATACTGAAGATTGTCGTAGGTGGTGCTCGACTTGTGCGCCTTGAGGTAGGTCAGGCCGCCGAAGTCCAGGGGCTCGCCGCGCTGCGTGACGGCCACCGTCGTAGACCAGTCGCACTTGTAGGTCGCCGAGGCCGTGACCAGGCCGAAGCCGTCTGAGACGATGCTGATACCAGGCTGGATGAGCTCGGCCGAAAGGTTGTTTCCGTTGCTGACGATGGACATGGTAGATTAGGCGAGGCCTGCTTTGAGGGTGGGGGCGTTGACGCGTTCGGTGAAAGGGTCGGGCACGGTGCCGTTGCGGTTGTCGATGTATTGCTGTTCGAGGATGAGACGGATCTGGTCGAGCAGCTCGTTCTGGCGGGTCATCTTTTCCATGACAGGGTTGGCGCCTACGCCGACGACCGTGCCGAAATTTTCGGGGCCCTTGAATGAGCCGGCTTTAAGTTTATTTTCATCGGCCGCAAAAAGGTGAGCGTACTTCTTACCCTCTTCAGAACGAAGGAACTCTTGAAGAGCCATGTCCTGATATTCTTTCTGCATGGCAAGCTGCTTAGGGCTTGGTGCCACCCCTTCGCCTCTGGTGTTCGCGGCTGTTTCCTCTTCAATCTTCTGCATGACTTCCCTGCCCCTTGCTGTTTCTGTGAAGAACTTTTCGGTCATCAGCTCGCGGCCTTCTTTTACTTTTTTTTCCTCCTCTTCCGTGGCGGCCTTCATCTTGAGAAAGCGAGCCATCTTGGCCTCGTCACTTGTGGCGAAAACCGTTTCACCCTTGGCGATAAGGTCGAGGCCGTCCTTTGCGTCCTGCTTTGCCTTTTCGATGGCGCTGGAGATGGCGCCGATCAGAGACTGAAGGATGACCATCGGGGCGGTGAAGCCGAGGAAGATGTCCTTGAATGAGCTGCCGAATTTCTTGCCGATGTCGCCCAGCTGCTTGTCGAAACCAGAGGCGGCCGACGAGGCCTTGCCCATAGCCTGGGGAACGTCGGAGGTCGTCTTGATGTTTACGGTGAGGTCTTGGGCCATGGTCGGTTTCCTTTAACCTGCTGGATTGGCAACGGCCGCGGACTCGGCCTGCCGCTTCAGTTCGGACTCGATATAGGCCTCTTCCTCGGGCGACATGATCGCGACGTCGACGCCCTTGCGCATGGCAAAGGCGGCATTCAGCCAGATGGCTTGGCACTCCGGCATCTCCCACGCCCGCTTCTCGTCGATGTTATTTGCCACTAGGTTCGCGACGACCATCAGGGGCCATGGTGCCTTGCTGCTCCCGCCGGTCTTCTTATCGGTTTGGTCCCAGAACTTCGGCCAGTGGCTGACCAGGATGTAGTCGGCGAAGGCCTTGAGCATCAGTTCAAACTTGGCGGGGTTATCGTTCATCCGCCCGATCCGCAGCTTGTCCACCCAGCTGACTCCGCCCAGGGGTTCTTCGGCGCACACTTGGCACGCGAAGATAAGGTCGGCAGGGGTCACGCCGCGGGAGCCTGTCACCAGCGGAGAGTCAAAGGCCATGAGACGCACCCGGTACTTCAGACACCACGGGTAGAGCGTACGCCCTAGGAACTTGAGAGGCGACGGGTCTATCTGCGAATTCAGGAAGCGTCGGTCCACCCCTTCAGACTACCCCACCAACAGGGGTGTCAATCAGTAGGTGATACCTTCAAACGACTCGGCAGTCAGAGAGACGGTAACGAACCCTTTCGAGCTGCCACGGTCGTCGACCTTTGTGATCGTTCCGGCGAAGGTGACCGAAGCGGTGCCGCCCGGGTAAGCCGACGCGGTCTTGACCGTGAAGGTCAGCTTGGCGCCGAGCACTGGGATGGTCGAGGACTTCGCCACGCCCTCCACGGAAATCTCGGTTCGGCGGTCGTCATAACGGGAAGTTTTCGTCAGGCCAGTCTCGTCGACGACGGTGCCGGTGTTGTTGAATCCAGAGGACACGCTGTAGGACTGCACGAAGAGCGAGGCCTCTTGGCCGGCTCCAATTCCGTAAAGGCAAACTACGCCGTCATTCTGTGCGCTCATCTTAAACCTGCGAGAATTGGCAACCCTTAGGCAGGGGGCAGGACGGTGAGGACATCATAGGCAAAGGACGTCGCCCAGGAGCGCTCGTCGATGCCTTCGTCTTCCGACCTAGGGCTGACGTCATAACAGGTCGCGTCGCCCGTAGCGGCGAAGGCCGCCTGAATGGAGGCCACGTCATTCATGTTGCCGGAGAGGGCGGCACATCGGGCACGGTGATCGGCGAGCGTCGTGTCGTCGGCGTTCGAGAAGAGCGTGATGCGGACCGAGCAGCTGAAGTTGCCGAGGCCTTCGGGCAGGTCGGCAGGAGGGCTTGCGGAGTCGCAGAGGACCACGGCCTTCGGCAGGGTCTGCGTGACGTTGCTGTCCCCGGTCAGGAACTGCACGGAGGTCAGCCCGGTCTGGGTCGAGAGATAAGTCGCGAGAGTGGCCTCGACGACGTGGCGGATGGAGCGGGTTCCCATGGGTTATTTGTTGTTAAATTTGTTGACCGGCTTGCGCATGCGATAGCGGACCATGGCAGGCATCTGCTTGACACGGTTGCCGTAGACCAGGGGAAGGACTCCCGCTTCGTCTGAGATGCCGTTGATGTTGCCGATAGGGTTGGTCACAGAGACCTCCGCGATCTTATCGGTGAAGGTGTTCTTATTGTACCCAGCAACGCCAGAATGCAAGGTCACCCAAGTCGCCTTGCGCAGCTCGGCCCCGGGCTCGCCCTGCTGGCCGTTGTTATCCTTCGGCCGAGGCAGGCTGTTCATGGCCTTAGACCAGCCCGACTTGACCATGCCGACCATCTTCTGCCGCTTGAGGATGTAGTCCTGCAGCTCGTTCTTATCTTCGACCAGGAGCTTGGCCGAGACGGCCTTCTGTCCCCTCTTGATGCGGCCGCCGAAGCGACCTTTGACCTGGTCATGGATGGTCCTAAGGTTCGTGACGAAGCCCTGCGTGCCGTACTCGTTCTTGATGGGGGTCGCCCGGTTGAGGTAGTTCTTGGCCTTGGCAAACGCCCGGGCCTTGTCGGCGTCCTGCACAATCTTCGAGAGGATGCTTCGGCTGCTCAGTTGGCTCAGGGCTTTGCCGCCAGTGGTCAGGCGCGTGAAGGCGCCGACGTCGTTCGACTTAACCGCGAAGGCAATCTGGTTTATAATCAGGCCGAGGGACGACTTGCTCGTCGAGTCGTTTGCGGCCACGAATATTTTGGAGATGTCCCCAGCTACGGCTTGGAGGCCTGCGTTCCTGGCTTGCTTGCTCAGGCCGTCGCCGCCGCCTAGGGGGAGGGGGGGTGTAAACTTGGCCGCATCCTGACAGGCGAGCATGGCCTGCTCGAGCACGGCGTCCCGCATGGTGATCTTCATGCCCGCGGCGAACTGGCGGCAGGCCTCGACGAACTGTTGCAGGGACTTCGGCTCGATGGAGACCTTGGCCGGCATTACTGGTTATCGTCGATGACGAGCAGGGTCACCCATGCCGACCCGGGCTTGTAGGTCTGGGTCGTGATGCGGACGGTCTTCCCGCCG